TAGTGACCGACGGGATCTTCTTCCCGTCAGCCGCCTTGTAACCCTGCCGTGGTGTGGGCATGGTCAGAAGCTCAGGTCGTCGTCGGCGAAGTCCGACGCCGGCACGGCAGGCGCCGCGGCAGGCTTCGGGGCAGGCTTCGGCGCGTCCACGATGCGATTCTGGATCTTCTCCTGCATCCAGGTCGGGAGCTTGTCGTGGATGGCCCAGTCCGGCGCGTCGGTCGAGTACACCAGCGCCTCGCCCTCGAGCGCCGGCGCCGGGATCGCCTTCGGCAGCGGCATGATGGACGTGAGGTTGGCATACGTTCTGTCGCCTTTAACGCTGTGCGTTACATTGATGAACGCGGGCTTACCGGCGATCTTGCCCAGGTCGAACTTCTTCAACTCCTCCGGCGTGAACGCCTTCCCGCGCCACGAGGTGAGCAGCGCGTAGAGCGTGGACTTCTCGTTGAGGCTCAGACCCACCGTGCGGCTGATGACCGCCGGCAGGCTCTTCGTCTCGCCGTCCTTCGTGATCTCGACCCGGATCTCCGGAATCTGGAACCGCAGCACCACGGTCCTTTTTGGCGCAAACTGGCCGCCCGGGGACGGCTGGACGCCAAGGTCCACGACCATGTCGCAGACCGCTGCATATGCACCCGCCTCAATCGGCTTGCGGGGCTCGAAGTTGCCGCCCGAGGCGGCGCTAACAAACAGACTCATCGCTTCTCTCCTTCTTGGGTTGTTGAATCGACTCTTCGGATCTCGACCACGCCGTCGTGGCCTGTAAAAAGGGAAAGGCCGGAAAACTTGAGCGCCTGCGCCAGCTCGCCGACGCTGACGCCGCAGAGTCGCGCGCGGGTCGGGGGGCTTACGCCGCCCGGGTACTCAAACTCAATCCGCAGGCCCATCGTCCGCTCCAAGCTCTTGTAGAAGTTGTCGACGGGGGCGCTCAAACGAACCACCGCGAATATTTGTGCGGCTGCACGACGCGCGCGCGGCAGTTAGGGTGCGGCAACCGCTCGCGGCGGTCGCGTAGGCACGACCACGGCGCGGGGCGCGTCCACATAAAGAGCAGAAGGATGCCGAGCCAGATTGCGCAGACCAATACAAAGGCGACGCAGAAGGCGGTCTCAAGCGGAGTCATGCGGCCACCTGCACCGGCCAGATGCGGCCGTTATACGAGACCTTTGCGACCTCGACCTTGCACTCGCGGTCGGCGTAGACCGTGACGCCGTTGCCAAGGGCACGCGAACCGCCGCCGCCGTTCATCACGAGCGCGTCGCGGTAGTCGTCCCACCACACAGCAACCGCCTCAACCGATTCCGCTTGCTTAACGCTGCGGCCATGCTTGATATAAACCATGATGCGTCTCCTTCTATCGCTTCCGGTCGGCAACATCGCCGCCCGTGGAATGAATACTGGCACAGGCCGGGACAGGATACAAGCCCCCTTTGTGAATATTTTTCGGTTGACGGCGAAGGGCTGACAAACTAGGCTTGTCGGCCATGAAAAAGCCCAGACCAGAGACCATAGCCCTGCTCCACGCCGTGGACATCCTCGGCGGACAGACGGCGACCGCCAAGGCGCTCGGCGTCACTCAGCAGGCAGTGCATGATTGGACGAGGCGCGGGAAAGTCCCAGCCCTTAAGGCGATAGCGCTTGAGGCCGCGAGCGGCGTCTCCAGGCAGAAGCTGCGGCCGGATCTCTACCCATGACCCGGCCGTCGAAGGCGGCGGCCACATTGGCCATCAGGGAACTGATAGACCGTCAGCCGTACGATGCCCGATGGTCGGACGCAGATCGGGAGGAGCTTTGCCGCCTGACCGGCTCGGAACTGGCCGCGGTATTCCGGCGCAGGAATGTCGCCTTCCCGAGCGACACCAGGCACCTACACGCCGTGAGGATTGGAGAATCGGAGCCGTCTCAATGGTCGTGGCGCAACGCCCTGACCCTGTTTTATGCTCGTGACCCCGAATCGGGCGAGTTAGCGCGGCGCCGGAACAGGGACATCAAGACCCTGCGCACTGCCATCGCGGAGGAGCTGCGCACCGCGCGCGATCTCATTGGCGCGACAGCCTGCGCGGCGTGCGGGGGCGATGACGACCTGACCGTTGATCACAAGGAACCGCCGTTCATCAACATCGCGGCAGCATTCCTCGAGGAGCGTGGTCCGCTGCGCACGCGGGAAGTGCAGGGCGCCGGGGCGTGCCTGGAGCACGAGCAGTTCACGGAATGGCTGGAGTTTCACGCCAGCCGGGCCACATACCAGTTGCTGTGCCGGTCGTGCAACAGCAAAAAAGGAGCGCGAATTTGACAACCAAGACCATCACCCGCGCCGGCGACTCCGGTCCGGTCATTACCTACACCGTTTGGCCGGATGTGTGGCCGAAAGCTAAGACCGAACACGCCGACGCACCGTGGGTCGAGCTCGTGCGCACGCTCGCCAACCCGCCGGCGTACATGTCGAAGGCCGCCTGCCCGCTGCTTTCGCTTTGCGAGTACGGGGACAACCCGTCCGACAAGGGCTACCTGCGCCACGCCGGGAATGTCGTCCGCGTCTACGGCATCGAGGTGGACTACGACAACGAGTCCGTCACCCCAGAGGAAGGACAGGCGCGGCTGCAGGCCGCCGGGCTCACCTCGGTGATCTATACCTCGGCGTCCTACACCGAGGGCGCACCGCGCTGGCGCGCCATCCTGCCGCTCTCCGAGGCCGCCCTGCCGGCGCAGCGGGCCTACTTCGTCGCGCGCGCCAACCGCGCCCTGGGCGGCATCGCCTCGCGTGAGTCGTTCACCCTCTCCCAGTCCTTCTACTTCGGCCAGGTGCGCGGCGCCCGCTACAAGTTCCTAGAGACCCACGGTCGCTGCGTGGACGAGGCGTCAGACCTTGAGCCGCTGTACCACCAGGCACAGGGCACCGACCCCAAGACTGGGCGCGACACGCGCACCAACAAGGATCTGCTCGAGGCCTTCAACCGCGGCGAGGGTCGCTACGAGGCGATGCTCAAGCTCTCAAGCCGCTGGGCCGCGCGCGGGCTTGATTACGACGATATCGTGGCCGCGCTGGAGGATCTGCTCGCAAACGGGTCGAGCATGAACGGCGACGGCATAGACCTGCGTAGCCGCATCGAGCCGATGGCGGCGAGCGCCGTGCGCAAGTTCGCGGGCACCAGCCCAGAGGTGCGCATCAGCACGCCAGCCGTGCCCGCGCAGCTTGAGGAGTCGCCGCCGGTGGGGGCGTGGCAGGATGTACCCGAGGCGCGCGGCATGGAGCGAGTGCGTGAGCCAGATGCTGCGGTAGTATCGCCGGGCGTTACTAGCGCCACGGGGTTCTCGGTGGTGCTGCGCCATGTCGCCGATATCGTCGAGGAGAACCGCGAGCCGGAGTGGCTCCTGCACCATGTCATCGAGGCCAAGGTCGTCGCCGTCCTGGCGGGGCCGCGCGCGAGCTTCAAGAGCTTCATAGCCTTGGATTGGGCCATGCGAATCGCCACCGCCGGCAACCCGGTGGCGCTGCTCTCCGGCGAGGGCGGCGGACTCGGCAGGCGCGTCAAGGCGTGGATGCAGACCTTCGGCGGCGGCCAAGACCTGCGCGCGCTGCCCGTGCTCGCCCTCGAGCGCCCCCTCAACCTCAACCGAGAGGAGGAGATGGCGATGCTGGTCGAGGCCATGGACAAGCCCCAGATCCGGCCCACGCTCGTGGTCATCGACACGCTCTCCAAGTTCAGCGCCGGCATGGACGAGAACAGCAACCAAGAGGTGGCGGCGTACCTGTCGGCCGTGTCGCGCTTCATCCGCGAGCGGTACGACGCGAGCGTGCTGATCGTCGCGCACTCCGGGCACGGCGACGCCGACCGCCCGCGTGGCGCCAGCGCCCTCATGGCGAACCCGGATAGCGAGTTCATCGTCAAGCGCGCCGCCCAGCCGAACACCCACGTCGAGGTCACGAGGCAGCGGTTCAAGGACACCGGCGAGCTGCCGAACCTTGCCTACGAGGCCGAGGTCGTCGACCTGGGCGCGGCCGACCGGTACGGCGAGCGGCTGACCAGCCTCGTCATGCGACAGAGCGTGGCGCAGGGGGAGCGCCCCATCAGCGCACAGGCGCCCCAAGGCAAGTCGCAGCGCACCCTCCTATTCGCCCTTCGGGAGCGCCAGAAGGGGAGCGAGACGCCCCTTGTCTGGACCATGCAGGAGCTCCGCCAGATCGGCAAGGAGTGCGGGCTACCCCGCTCTTCTGTCCACGAGGCGGTCGAAAAGCTGGTCATGTCGCCCTTTATGACGGGCACGGTGGGCGGTTCGAGGCTCGCAAATGAGTGATGTTCGGATTTGTCCGGATTTGTCCAATCCGGACATTTCCGAACGGTCAAATTGTTCGGATATGTCCGGGTGTGCTTAGCACCCGGACATCCGGACAGACCCGGACATTGGTTCAGACACGGAGGAAGCATGAGGTACAAGACAAGTCCGTTGCGTAGTGTTGCATTAGAGCAACATAGTGCAGACACGCCACTAGCAAGGCGGATGGTTGAGGGTCTGGGTCAGGAAGGGTTCCAGATTGCCAAGGCCATGCAGTCGATGTTCAACGCCAAGGTCGTCCATTACCAGGACGCCAAGGGCGAGGTCGGCACCGACCCGAGGTGGCCGGTATGAGCCAACAGCAGATTGACCTAGACCACAAGGGGCCGCTCGAGTGGATCGACGACGACTTCTGGGACAAGGTGTCAACAGACGGCCGGTTCTGTATCCGGGGGCAGCGGGTGGGCGACAAGGTTGAGTATGTCGTCTGGCGCATGGGAGCCGACGGGCGGGTGATCCCGCGGTGGCTCGGGGTGACTTCAACCTTCGCCGAAGCGGCAGAGCTCGCCGAGAACGCGAGAGGCGAGAAGCCGCCCAGCATCAACCTGCTCTGGAAGGTGGCAAATGAAAAGGGCCGTTAAGCTCTGCCCGATCTGCCTGACCGAGAACACGGGCGGTTTGCCTCACCGGCACCATCGGCTCGCGGCGAGGAAGTCTGGGCATACCCTTGACGAGCTGGCGATCGCCGCCCGAGCGGTCATCGAGCAGAACGCGGTCACGGCCATCGTGATGGATGCGGTCGATGAGGCGAGGCGACCAGATTATTGGCGTGCAAGGAAAAGGTCGGAGTATCATCCAGCGCATTACATGACCGCGAGCGGTTGAAATGGGACTACGACAACGACAACGGGGCGCCGAGACCGAGCGAGAGGTGTGCAAGATCATCACCGAATCGACCGGGTGGCAGACCAATCGAATACTGGGGCAGGCCAGAGACGGCGGCGCTGATATCCGGCTCGCTCGGTGGGTGCTCGAGGTCAAGCGCAGGAAGTCCATAGCGGTCTACGAGTGGGTCGACCAGGCTACCGCGGCGTGTGCGCCCTACGAGATCCCGGCGGTTGTGTGCCGGGGCGATAAGCGCGAGTTCTTGGTCATCCAACGCCTCAACGACTGGCTCAACTTGGTTAAGCCGCAGCTGCCCGAAAGATGAAATGCCCGAAGTGCTCCAAGCCTAGCGAGGTCGTGAAGGTCTACCAGTTCCCGACCGAGGCAAGGCGTCGGCGGGAGTGCCTGACCTGCGGGCATAGGTTCACGACGGCTGAGAAGCTGTGGCGCCGTGTCTACGCCGAAGAGATACGCAACCGTCCGGCTCCTCGAGCGACGCGGCAAGAGAGACCGGAGCCTGTGAAGCGACGCTGGTCTAACTTCGACGTGGTGCCGGTGGATGGCTACGACATGGACCTTGAGGATGTGAGCACGTTCGTGCATACGAGGGACTGATGGCAGGGACACCAATCAAGCGGGCGAGGCGGGAGAAGGCTTTAACGGTCATGGAATCGCCGGCCTTCTGGGACCAGCTCTGGATTCATCTTGCCGAGGGCAACAGTCTGTCCTCGTTCGTGAAGGGCAGCGAGATCCCTTATCAACTCTTGTGGGAGACAATCCAGTCCGATCCCGCGAGGCATGAGAAGTTTGAGCTGGTGCGGACTGCGCGTGCCCTGGCGAACGCGGAGCGCATTGAAGCGCTGGCCGACCAAGTGGAGCAAGAACAGATCGACCCGAACGCCGCGAAGGTTGCGATGGGCGCGAGGCAGTGGCTCGCCGAGCGGATGGACCCGAAGCGCTGGGGGAACAAGATCCAGAGCGATGTCCGCATCACCGACACGACGGCGCTGCACCTTGCTGCGGTGCGCGACCTCATGCGGACCGTGAGCGTGCAAGAGCCAGAAAAGCTGACGAATGACACACCGAAGTCGACGGTCCCGCGCGCGTGACTCATTGAATCGGCCTGTGGATAACTCTGTGGATAATTTGTGGATAACTCACGGCCTGACGATCCGCGCGCGGTCGAGCGGACCTGCGCGCCGATGTGCAAGTGCGCGCACGGCGCAAGTGCTTGATTCGCAAGGGGTTACGGTGCGTAGTGCGTATAACACCCATTATGTTAACTCGGGGCGATTATGACCGCCCTGCGGACAATCCCCCCCCCTGTTCGACGGCGGGGGCGCGTAAGTGCCTGATTCCACTAGGGGCAGCGCGGCGGGCGATTCCGGCCGCCCGCGAGACCCCCCCCCGGCGGGTGGCCCCCGGCGGGGGGTCGGC